CACTGGGTCTTTTCAGACCCAATCCCCGAGCTTTATCGCACGGGGACCCACCTCAGCTTGATGTTGACGGCTTGAGGACGTCCAGCACGTTCCAAGTGATTTCCGTCGGCGAATGGCTGTTCACCGCGTTTTAGGAAATACTTGAGCAAGGCACCAGAACCTTCCAATTTACTTGGAGGACTCTGGCCTGATACTACAGCAGCCCTGACTAGGGGCCTTTGCAGATCAGGACACTCCCTCTCCCCTTGTGGGGGAAGAAAAGAATGCCTGCCCAACCCTGGTGATGTTACCTCGGTGAGAGGAAAAGGAATTAACTTCCCAATCATCTCATCAAGAAACTGACAGGTCTTCCAATAGCCAGCAAAATAAAGCTGATTACGAAAAGACGCAGCAGAAACCATCTCCAGAACGTGCCTCCGCTGGGTAGGAAGCATACGGCGGCACCTGACAATAGATACGTCAGAACCGTCATAATACTCCTTACCGCAAGACTCTCTGAACTTTCCAGTCCAGAAAGACTTACTAGTGTTAACTACAAGACCAAAATCTTGTAGTACGCTAACAACGGAATGCACATATTCCACGGGGACGATAATATCGTCACCGTAGACGCGCACCTTACCCTTGAACTCCTTAAGGAGATCTCGAGTAAATGGAATACTCCGCTCTTTGCAGATTCCCATAAAGACTAATGTCGTAAAGACCATAGCCTCAATAGGAAAACATAGAGCAGAACCCATAGAAGCGTACTTAGCGAGACGCAAAACGCCAACGCCAGGTACATCTGCTTTTCTGCTCCGAGTCGCATCGAGTCCATTATACAAATGGACCCAAGGGCGACAGAGAGCACGAACAAGCTGATTAGAAACACGGTCGGAAGCCTCGCTTAAATCAAGCGTGGCCAGCTCTCCTTTCAAAGAGCCCTCACACGCCATCTTCTGATTAGGAATTTGGTCAGTGAATCCGATAAAGGACGAGAGTGAGTCACTACTCTCAATCCCTTCCACAATCAACTCCATAAGCCCTTGCTGCATATATTGCATACAAGTAGGCTCAATGGCGATGATTCTGGGTGTCTTTAGCGTCTTAGGTACAGCGACCACTTTTACAGGGGTCTCTGCGCCGGGTTCCAGCAATTGCACATCGGGGCCATCAAGAAAATGGCTCACGCTTGGGAACAAATTTTCCATATGTGGAAAATAGTACTCCAAGCGCTCCGTCCAAACTGTCTGATTATACTTGGCGTTTCCGTCAAGCTTGTCAGCAGTTTTACCGGGACCGTGTTTAGGAACAATGTCGCCATCATAGATCTTTCGATCTATAGTGGAGAATATGTCCCCAAACAGAATTGATGCTATACGAGTGAACTCCGACAAGTCGGATTCGTCTCGCAGAGCATCATACTTGCGCACTTGCTGTTCGCATTCGACGAACTTATCGAAAGCGGCCTTAGTCCTTGCATCGCTGCAAGGAAGGTTCACTTTACCATACAGCAGAGTGATCTGCCTTAGGGAGTGAATGGCCTCAATCGAGGGTTCGTCGAGGAGCATTCCAGTCTTCGTGTCAAAGATTTGCCTAGTGAAACCTGAGAGAAATCTCGGGAGACACCCTGTCTTCGCATAACCTACGAAGTCAGTAGAGGCTACTCGACCATTTGCTAGACCTTTTTGGAGGTCGTCACAAAAGCCAGGTAAGGAAATCGTTAAAAACGATTCCCCTTCAGCTTTGACACGTCTAACGACAGTTTTAAAGTCGTTAGTGGTGCTAGTGCAACATCTAATCCCGGATTCTTCCAGGATTAACTTCAGGAGCAGCATATGGCTTTTCATCTATCCCCTTTATATAGGGTGGTAGAGTCCATTGCCATAGCCTGCTGGTCCTCATATGTCAGTTCTCGCCACCCAGAAGCTGGGTAACGCGAGCACCGGAAGATGCAGTGAGATACGCAGTTAGCGCATCCACAATCTGCTTCTGCTCAGCCACCGTATACCCAACAACCGGCACGTCCACCACGATGTAAGTACTCATCGTGAAGACCGTGTTGGTCGAAGGCATAAGGGGGTCAGCAGCGACCTTCCGATGATCAAGGCGGATGGTGCGCCGCGAGCGCTTCCCGTAGGAAGAGCTCACCGAAAGCTTAACCGATGCGTCGTCCTTCTGAAAGGACCCCGAATCGACTCCGCTTGAGACCCTAGGAAGGGTCTGCGCCACCGCATTGATTGTAACGGACTGAGGATCGGCAAAAGCCATGACTATCTACTCTCTGGAGTTTGTCGCTCGCTAAAGCAAATCCACCACAACCAGTGATGGACTTGAAATAACGAACGGATTAAACATACTCCCCAGATTAGGAAGTACGCTTTAGTCCAAGAATTAACCATTCTTGAACTTGGTGCCGCCCTTAGTTAGACCAAGGGCGCCAATAATGGCAATTTGTCTGGGGTTCAAATCCCCAAACTTTAAGCCAAACCCATAAGGTGATGCCTTGTAGCGACTCTTCACTTGAGTAGTGAAGGTTTGCCGCAACATTTTCGTGCCGTAACCTTGTCTAAAGGTCTGGCGCGTGCTAACATCAAGGATACCTGTACAGGTCTCCATGATATAAGCATAAGGCATCACCAGGCCGTCGCTGGAAAACGCGGAAACATTATGTAAAATGTCTCCGGTATTCGCAAACCAGTCGGCAGCCCAGGTCCACGGGGACAAATCCCAGAGGACTTCAGGTGTCACCCTCGTTCCGTACAAGTAGTTTAACAACTGCTCATTACGGGCCAAGTTACTATCATTCGCTTTAAAAGGCGGCAAATAGTATGTGAAAACACCTTCAAACCAGGTCTCTTTCTTCTGAGTCCTGGTCATGATCCTCTGTGAAGTACCCGAATACGCGGATACCGATGAATTGGTAGCAAGAGTAATGCTTGGACTAGCGCCATCGGCGCTAGTCGAAACAGTCGAGCTACTATCTATCGGTAGACGTACCTCACGTCTGATCCTTTTACCTGAATTACGTACGTACTGCTGTATAAGAGCATCGCTGTTCTTTACAACATGTGCGAACTTCTTCAGGTCGCTGATGAGTGGAAGCCAACCAAATTGAACATTGAGATACTCACTACCCGCTGAGCGGGCGTAAGCAGCTCTTTGCTTAAAGAAGTCGGTCCCACATAAGCTCGGAATTCCTTCCCGAGCCTCACCAACGAATTGGGCCAGATTTGCCACTGAATTTGTAGGTAGCACGTTAGCTATAATGGTAGTGCCCTGGGCCTCAAGCTGTTGCTTGGTGCTAGGTGTCACAACCGGAAATAGCGCGTCTCGAACATCACCAGAGTAGGCATATTGCCTACCCACGTAGGCAGCAGATACACTGCCTAACATAGTGACGTCGATACTTGTGCCGCTATAAGTTCTGCGAACAACGCGGAAGTCACCGCCAATGTCACCACCGTCCCCTTTAGGGGGCCAGGGGTTAGATTGACTGATCTCAACAGCGTTAGTCGCACGGCAATTACCGTATACAGTCTTAGTAGGAGGACCGCCGGGATAACCGGAATTCCAGGTTCGATACTGAAGAGTATCATCAGGCTCGAACCGATCCCACCTTGACTTAATTACGGGCATGAGGGACTATCCTTATGGGTGTCTGAAGTCACTTTCCTTGGCAGGTGGCATTCACGCCATCTTTGAATGCTTTAGGAAAGCGGATGTTGTGCATTTAAGCACTGGGCGGCCCTTTAGGG